ATTCGTCGCCACCCACGGAAAAACCCGTTAGGACTTCGAAGACCTCTTTACGCAATTCAACCCAGGTCATGAAGTCTTCGACATCATTTGGCAGCAGGGCGCGAGTCGTTTTGCCGTCAGGCAACAGGACACTGACACAGCCTTTCATCTCGTCCATCAGTGGCTTGAGCTGCTCGGCCGGGATGCGCGCCAAGCCTACGAAGGCAAATCCTGCAATCTTGGAGAGTGGCGCACTGAAGATGTCGATGTCGACATCAGGGTTGGCGCCAAGGATACCCTGGAGCGCCCGTATCGACCACCACTCGGCTGCATCGGCTGGCATCTCGGTTATGAGAAAGGTTTTCCCATGATCGCGGCCATCCTCGGCATCAATTGTTACTACTTTGGTGCGACGTGCCATCTATATTGCTCCTGTCGGTTATATCAGCCCAGCGGAATTGTGGTTACCTTCTCCCACTCGATGACATAGGTCATCGGTTGCAGGATACGCTGGGCACTTGCCATTGAAGTGTAATTTTTCAACACACCACGAGACAGTGCGTGGCTGTACTGGTTGCCGGGCAGCGTGATCACGCCATTCAGGCGGAACACGGTTTTCGCTGAATCCTGAGCTGCAACCAAACCGTCGAACAGTGGACGACTTGGGCTATCGGGCTGAAGGGTGATGGTCTGGTTGTAGCTGCGAGGAACCCATCCAGCAGACAGTTTCCCATCGACGCCGAGCGACGTTTCGGCGGTGTCTGCGTTATCCATAGCGAATGCAGCATCGGCTGCGTAGCCCTCAAGGATCGTCGCAGCCAACGCAAAGTCGGCAGAGCTAAGGACGAATGTGCTATCAGCACTGGTGATTGTACGTTCGGCCATTTGATAGGCTCCTTAGAGAACCGCGATGGATGCGAGGGTGATTTGCTGGATCGCGCCGCCGTCCATATACCACAGCTTTACCGGTGGCGACTGGCGAGCTTGGCGGACCTGAGCGGTAGCGGGCAGGATTTGCAGGTAATAGCCCTGAGTTTCCAGCTGGGTGGAGATGTCGAACCCTGCTTGCGATGCGATGGTGGCTTTCTGCGACATGCTCAGCGGCACACCAATGCGGATCGAGCCGTTGTTCAGCGCCTCAGTGATCGGATCTGCGCACCACGAGCGGATAAAGGTCTCACCCTGACTGTTGTACGGCGTCGAGTTATTGGCTTGCAGCCCTACGAAGATCGCCAGCTGCAATTGAGCATTCAGTCGAATCTGGTTCAGGTAGGTATCCAACCAGCGGAACTTAGAGCCGTTCATGCGGCCATCGTACAGAATGCTGTAGATGTTGCCCTGGCCTGGCGCCTGATAGAGGCCGTAGTAGCTGGCGTTGTTGCTCAGAACCGATGTGGCAAGCGCCAGGGTGCTGACCGAAGTTGGCAGGCCCGACTGAGACTTGAATGCCGGAGTCGCACGGCCATTTACGGCCGCCCAGTCAATCGAGGCCGAGAAGCCGCACATAAAGGCTGCAATATTTGCGCCGCCATAAAATACGGCGGTGCCTTCGTAATTCAGGGTGTCAACGATAGTGCCGAATACAGCGGCATTGCCAGGAGTTGCATAACCAGCATCACTATCCCAGGCGATATATGCATAACGGTTATTTTGAGCGTTCGCCCAGACCGCGAACGCGGTCTTGTCCGCAAGATTCGGCTCGAACGTGGTCATCAACGTAGCCCAGTTCTGCTCAAGACTCTTCACGCGGTCGGCCGCAGCAGCTGGAGTATCTACATCAGCACCCTGCGACAGGATGCCAGCCGAAAGGCCGAGTGGCGCAGCGGCAGTGCCAGTTGCCTGGGTGATGGTTGATGTTGCGCCGGTAGTGCCAGAGGTGATGACAAAGCGCGAGCTGGCGGCATCCCAGGTAACGGCTGCCGGACCGGTCAACGCCAGTGCAGTGGTGAGCAACGCTGCCGCGTTCGTGAAGCTGGTAGCGGCGCTTAAATCAACACTGGCGGCAGTCTTAACTACGCCATCGATGGTTACACTCAGGTTACCGGTGATAGCCTGGATCTGGACCAAGGTTGTCCCAGCCAGGGATTGACCGCGAAGCCACGCAGCGCGGGCAGCAACCGCATAGCCACCAAAGAACAGGGTGTCAGGCTTTTTGGTGCTGTTGTCGAAACCCAAGAAGTAGACATCTGCCAGCGCTTTTTGCGTGGAGTTGGTGCCGAAGTACAGGCCAACGTCATCGGCACTCGGAAAGCTCAGCAGCGAAGTAATAGGAACCGTAAGGCTCTGATCCAGCATGATCGCGTTGAGCGACAAAGGATTGCCACCAGCGCCAACCACTGCGGGGTTAATGGTGACAATTTGCGACACCGGGATTGTCTGGGCCATGCATGTTACTCCGCAGGAATGGTTACGTTAGCTGGATCCACTGAGGTTTCGCCGACAGTGTTGAAAGATTCTTGTGCCACAGTTACTGGCGCATTGTACTGCACATATAGCTCTTGGGTCCAACGTGCTTCGAACTGCTTTTCTCCGGTCATTAGCGGCGACTGGAATGCATCGGTGCAATAGAGGGGTTTGACGCCTTCAGGAAATCGCCCCTCAGGATAAATGCTGCGGATCATCGTGGTAGTGATATTCGACATCTCTCCACCAGACCATCCATAGAAGTCCAACTGAAACCGCAGCTGCACAGGCATCACATAATCCTGCGTTCCGGCGTCACCATCAAGCTTGGTGCTGGTCGTGGTGTACTGCGGCTGGCCGATTTCCGTAATGACTATGCTGGGCGGCAGGGGAGGTGGAACATCATTGACTTGGGCGCGCACGATCTGCGTGCCGACTGGCATTAGCGGCTGGAGGAAGTCGGAAATGGCAACTATAGCGGCGTCGATGTTCATGGCGCCGATTCCTGATAAACAATCGCTACCTTGCACCATGTTTGCCAAGATTCAAGGACCTTGAAGACACCCCATTCGCGTGACTTGGTTACTCCAGCTTCATTGCTGGTGAACACGACATGAGATTGCGAGCTGCCATCTGGCCGTATCACGCCTGCAACGCTGCCGTACAGGTACATGGCGCGAATCGCTCCCTGAATATTTAGGCCTGCAATCTGCTTGAGATCATCACCATCTAGCGCCTGCAATTGCCCTTGAGCTGGCGTGTCAATATAGGTAGGCACCTGCTTGCGAGTAAGCGGGTCGATGCTGTAGCCATTGGGCAGGCGCACCACGACAGAAATATTGGGATTGATGGCCTGGATTGCGTTGTTAGCAATTCCCCTGAGATTCAAGTTGTCACCTCATAGGTGATTGAGCGCGACATGTCGCCCGTATCGATCAGCGGCTTATCGAAGCCTTTCTTGGCGATGGTCGAGGCTGCGTTGCGAGGATCCTGCCAGCCAACGATGGACTGCTGAAGATCCTCGGCGATCTTCTCGCCCATGAAATTCAGCACCGTAGCTCCATCGTAGTTGTAATATGCGGCGGCGCGCGCAACCAGAGCGCCCCATCCAGGCGACTCATCGGCAATCATCTTGCGAAAGAATGGTCGAGAAGGGGCGTTGGTAGTGCCGAATTCGTTCCAAAAGGCGACCTGAGCAACCTTGACGCCATCCGGGTAGGTGGCGCCATTCATGAAGCCAACAGTCAGCGAGCCAGACATTTTTTGGCCGATATCCGAAAGCGCCTTTGCGATGCTATCGCCCCCAGAGAGCACGGCCATTTTGCCCCTCCACTACGGTAGGTCGTGCACGATAACGGAAGCTGCGCAAAGACAGAGTGGACTGCCAGAACATGGCGCCCCACTGGGTCTGCATGAACCAGGCAGAACTTGGCGTCGTCGGCATCTCAGTCGATACCGAAACGCTGCCCTCGGTCGCGCTGGAGATGCGCCCAACCAAGCCAGGCGTACCGCCAGGCGTGAGCGCACCACTCAAGAAGGCAATGTGCGCCGTCAGCAGCCAAAGCAGCGTCGTCCTCTTCGGAATATCTTGGACAATGCTGCAATCTGTGTTCGACAGGTACAGCGTTGCCAGATTGAAATAGTTCGTCAGCATGCCGTCGCTAACCGCAGCGAACTGCGGATAAGCGATTTTGAATGCTGCTGGATCGAAGATGACGACGGCCATGATCAGTCAGCCTTTTTGATAGTGCCGTCTTCTTGCGGCGCAGGCTCCAGGCCGGTCTTGATGCCTTTTACTTCCTTGTGGATAGCCTTGGCATCGCGCTCGTCTTTGGCTTCGAAAATGGCCTTGGAGGTCAGTGGCTCAAAGTCGGCGTATTTGGCTTTCCATGCTTCCCAGAACTCCGCATCCACATCGGTCACACCATAATCGCGTTCGCTCAGCAGGATGATCGGGCTGCCTTCTTGCGCGGAGTTTTGGCCATTGAGGCGGACCTGAACCTGCTTACCGGTCTTGTCGACCAGATCAAGCACAATGCCAGCTGGAAGACGGCAGCCAATTACGATTGTTTTGGACATATTGATTATTCCTGAATTTTGTGGGATTGCTCAGTCAAGCGCTAAAG